TTCATAGTTATTATGATTGTATTCATGTTTAATAAGTTCCCAGTCAGGTCTATCTTGTGGGTTTTCTTCCCATGCTATTCTTGCTTCCTCACCTATCTTACCTTTATATGGGCAGCTAGTTCCCGCATGAAGCATCGCTGCGTGAGTTCTCCCACTAGGGTCTCCGCATAACATAGCAACCGCTGCAACTTTCATTCCCATACGAAAAAGTGAATCTGCTAGTTTTAATCTTTCACAGTTTTCATCACGAACTGATTTACCAGCTGACACACCAAAGATTTGAGTTTGAACTGCCGCACTAGCCCCTGTAGTACAGAGGTCTTGGGAGTAGCTTGGTGAAAAAGTTGGAGAAATTGCAGAACTCGGAGGTGACTTAATATCTTGTTTTACTCTTTGTGTTGAGTCATTAAAATTTCTATTTAGATTTTCTGAATTGTTTTGGTTTACATTTTCGGTTTTTATAGATGACTCACTAAAAGAGTTATTAAAATTATTATTGGTATTGTCGGTAGAAATTACTGAGCTAGAAACTTGGTTTATATCAGATTGATTGACCTGATTGATAGACGACACAGAATTTTGATTTATGGTATTGTCGATAGATTGATTTTGATTAATCGTACTGTTAATGGTTTGTGTCTGATCTATAACGCTAGACGAGGTGCTTGTAGAATTAGATGTAGAGTTGACTGTGCTAGATGACACTTGATTTATATTGCTAGTTGAATTGGTCGTCTGATTGATGACAGAATTATTATTGTTATTGTTGGTCTGAGTTCCAGTACTATTGATTGTCTGATTTTGAGTTATGTTTGAGTCCTCAGCTAACACATAACCAAAGAAGCCAATCGAACAAAAGATAATAATGTATTCTCGTAACTTATTCATAACGAAACAATAAATGATTTGTTATTTCATTGTAAGGGTAACACATGAACCCAAAGAAAAACCCCCTAAGTTTTTACACAAAGGGGGTAACTAAGAATGGAGGTCTAATGAACTTTGATCATTAAACTTCCTTTATAATAGTTAATTGTTTTTGTTTGTCAATTTATAAATAAACTCTGCACATATTTTTACTTTGTCATCTCTGTTATAAGAGCCAACTCCATAATGGTCATCATATAAAGGGTCGTCTGTTTCTTGATTCAATCCATGTTCTTTGTAAAAATCGTCATCAATATAAATCCAATATACACCAGTACCATCTTCTCTAGTAAAGTCCATTTCAGATGTTATTTGTGGAAACCTTTTTAGTAAAGTTGGATAAGATGCTTCATAAGGTAACTTTTTAGTTTTCCTTTTCTTTCTTCTTTTTCTTTTTTTTGGTTCATCAACTGGTAAAGGTGTTATATCGATTAAGTTGTTTTTAGCTTTATGTAAAAATGTATGCAGCTCTTTAGTAACCTCTAATTCAACACCTGATTGAAATTCACTATGCTCATCACGATTGTTTATAATGTAAGCAAGGTCATGTGAAAATTCATGTGCAAAATGACCCCAACCTCTTTCAATATTAATGCAATATGTTCCTGAAATTATTTTATACAAACCATCAACATTTTTATACCGAGTGCTATATGGTTTAAATCTGTTATATCTATGTCCTGTAGTCTTTTTAAATTTAATGCGTTTCGGCATTTTATAACTAGATTTTTTATCCCACATATATTTAACAAAATTAGCAGCAAGTTGAAAATCTATATCATTAACTTTTCTCCATCTTGTGTAGTACCCTGTATCAAAATTGGGTTCTAGTGTTTCTGCAATTCTATTAACTTCTGCGTAGTTTGCTTTTGCTTTTTTACTTATACTCATTTTAACCTCCATAATGTTTTATTGAATATACATACAGTATATTTATATTGTATTTTAATGTCAACAAGTATTTATAAGTTGTTGTTTTTGTTACATTTTATTTATGATGAATTTTAATTTCCTAAAAAAAAATTACATGATTAAATATGTCTTGACTAATAAGTTCATTAATAGTAAAAAGGTATTTATAACTTTATTTGGAGATAAAAAAATGAACATGAAAACAAGATACCTTAGTGATTTGTGGAACGCACATTGTGAAAAAGAATATGGTGGTGAACTTGAAAAAGCCCAACTTATTAATTATTGCTTAACACACGAAATAGGTGATAAGGAGCTTTTGGATTTAAGAGGTTTCCAAGACAATGGTAATCCCAAATCGAAACAAGTCTTTAAGTTTAAAGAACTAAAAAAGAAAAAAACTTTTGACATTTATCGTGGTCAATTACTTTCAGTAAAAAGAGATTGGGGTGGTAATGATGAAAAACGAGTTGAAATGCCATTAGGTCATTGTTGGACACTAGACAAAGACATGGCTAAGTTTTTTATGAACAGAATTAATAACCCACATATATTAGAATACAACCAATTTGATAGCCCTCAATTTGTTACTTACAAAGCTACAATAAAAGGGTCTGATAATTTTTATTATTGTGATGATAGGAATGAACAAGAGATATTTATTTTTGATACTGAATGTTTAAAGAATATAAAAGCAGAAATTTTTAAAATAGGAGAAGAAAATGAAAATGAACTTCAAGCAATATCTAACCTTTAAAGGTGAAACAGTTTATTCTATTGCCAAGAAAGATGGCTGGAAAGAACTTGGAACAGAGCGGCAAATATATCGGTGGGCTGAGGGTCTTAGTATTCCTAATGTAAGGAATATGAAAATTATTTGTCATAACTTGACCGACAACCTAGTTGACCCAAATAGTTTTTTTATTAAAGCATGGGAACGCATGGAGCAAGACCATGAGTAATAATGAACCATTTATTGTAAACATAACAGGTGAAGATATAGCAAATGAAGATCGGTTAGCATCTATCTTTAGTGCTAGGTGGAATTGTACTATGAAGAAAGAGGACACCATGCACCCTATCGACTTTAGCTGTTGGAGGATTGGTGAGCCAAAAACTATTATTGATGAAGATGGGCTGCAAAAAGTTTTAAGTCCAAAAATGGAATTAAAAGCATGGGCAGAAACACGAGTTCGTGACCATAAATTCGGTGACTTTCCCACAATATATTTAGCCTTAAAAAAATTTATGTTTGCCAAAGATATTATTAACAATTTTGGTAAGCCCTGTTTCTTTATCGTGGAGTGGACAGGTTGTGGAAGCATAGGCTATGCAGACCTATCTCAAGTTGACGCAACAGCTGATGATTTTTTACATTATCAAAATGTAAATTATCGAAACCAAAAAAGGGATATAGGCACAGTAGTTGAAATTAGTCTTGATGATTTTAATTTGGTCGAACATGGTTACAATGGTTTGTCCTAATGAACTTTGATATAGAAATTAATAATAAAGATTTTCGTGAATGTCATATACCAAATGGATTAGTAATAACAGACCCACCTTATAATCAAGGTTATAAATATGACACTTATAATGATAACCTAGATATTGAAAACTATATAAAATTGTTATCAAAAATTCCTACACCTTGTGTTATTATACATTACCCTGAAGAAACAATTAATATTTTACCAAAAGCTATAAATATAGAATGTGAAGAAATAGTAAGTTGGGTCTATAACAGCAACACAGGTAAACAAAGTAGGTTAATAAGTTGGTGGGGTTGTAAACCTGATTTTACTAAAGTTAAACAACCTTATAAAAATTTGAATGACAAAAGAATAAAAAAATTAATTGCAAAAGGTGAGGAGGGTTCTAGTCTTTATGATTGGTGGAATGTTGACCAAGTAAAAAATGTTGGTTTGGAGAAAACTAAACACCCTTGCCAAATACCTGAAGAAATTATTGAAAAAATAATATTAACGACAGCTAACAAAAATGATACAATAATAGATGTGTTTGCAGGTAGTGGTACAACTAGCATTGTAGCAAAAAAATTAGGCTATAAATCTATATGTTATGAAATTGATAAAAATTATTGTGAAATTATAAAACAAAGAGAAAAACAAACAAACTTGGAATTATTTTAGGAGGATAAAATGGAAAAAAAATTATGGAAAATTACTCAGTTATAGGAATAAAAAACGAAGAAACAAAAATTTTTATATTAGATATTCATTATGCAAAACGATTACCACAAATACAATACGCATTTGGACTTTATGATAATAATGAATTAGTAGGTGTTGTAACTTATGGTTTACCACCATCACCTGACCTTTGTTTACTTGCTGGAGAGGAAAACAAAGATAAAGTTATAGAATTAAATAGACTTGTTTTAAAAAATAATAAAAAAAATGAAGCAAGTTTTTTAGTTGGTAATTCATTAAAAATGTTACCAAAACCAAAAATAGTTATTTCTTATGCTGATATAGGACAAAACCATAATGGTTATATTTATCAAGCAACTAATTTTAAATATTCAGGTTTATCACAGAAAAATTTTGATTGGTTATCAAAAATAGAAAACAAACATACAAGACATATAACAAAAGATATTAGACAAAAAAATCCTGAAAATTATGAAAAAGTTGAAAGAAGTAGAAAACATAGATATATATTGGTTGTTGGGAACAAGA